AGGAAAAACGGTGGATGCCGTTTTCCTGAAACACCAGCCCGTATTCACCGCCCGCAAGGCCGGTAATCGGCCCGCCATCAGGCAGTTCCTGGTCATTAGCCTGCCCGCTGCCTGCGGTCCACACTTCCGCGTTGTTGATGTCTGACCAGTAAACCGTGGACTGAGCCGACGTATTGCCTGCGAGAAACACAAAGTCCCGCACAATCGCAATCATGCTGGAAGCAGGCGGGGAACCGCCCAGCGCGGCCCCGGTCGAACTGGAAACCGTGAACTTGACCGGCGAACCGCCATTCACGCCAACCACGAAAGCGCCAAACTGCGCGAACTGCCAAGGCGAAGAATAGGTGCCGCTATAACGCGAAGTCCACGCCCCCGAAGCGTAGGAGTAAAGCCCGTTGTCCGTGCCCGCCAGAAGCGCCGTGGTGCCATCAAGGCCGATGAAGGTGGCCCCGCCCTTCCAGGTATAAGGCAGCGCCCCGGTGAGGCTCACCAGCCCCTTGATCGGCTTGTAACCGTTAGCCGAGGGATAGACATTGCGCGCCACCACAAGCCCCTGATGGTTGAACGGAGCAAGGTCAGGAAGCCAAGGGCCGAAGTCCATCAGTCAGCCCCTTATGCGTAGGTGTAAGGATAGCGAACCAGCGGCGAAGCGCCGTAGCGCCGTTTGCGTCCGTCTTCGGACAGTTCCGCCACCGCTTCATCAAACGCCTGCTTCCAAAGCGGGATGCGCTCGTCATTGACGATATAGGCTTCACACTGAAGCAGCAGGCCGTAGTAATAAACGTCCGGGTGGCTCGACAGCAGCCAGTTGGTTTCCGTGGTCGCCCCCAGCGCCGGGATGGTCTGCTGATAGCGAATATGGATTACGTCCTGCGAGTCAGCCGAAGGCGTAGGCCACAGGTCCAGCGTTGAACCGCTGATTGAATAGGCCCGCAGCGCCCCGCTGTCCGAACCGTAAAGCGAACGGGCCGCATCGGACGACATTTGCCGCAGCGTCTTGTCTGGCGAACCGGCCACCCAAAGATCACGCAAGCGCCACAGGTCCGAAGGCAGCGTGGGGTCGCCCATCGGGGTCATGTAGGCTTCAACCTCCAGCGCCGGATGGTCAATGATCCGGTTCAAGCGGGCTTCCACCATAGGCAGAAGCGCATTCGCCTGGGCGGTGGTGACTTGGGAACCATGCGTATCCACCACCAGCGACAGAAGGCCGTTGTAATCCATCGCTTACCTCACAGGAAAATGCGGTTCATGCCGGGGACAAGGTGGCGGTAATCGCTGTCCATCAGTTTGCGCTTCACCGCGTCCCAATGGGCTGGGTTCCACATATCCACGCCTTCTTCCGCCAGCCATTTGAGGCCGACCGAAGCGGGAACATGGCCCACGTGCCACATCTCGCCGCGCTTGTTCAGCGGGCCAGACTGCTTGTTTTCTTCAATGATCTGACCACCCGTGATGTCTTCGTATTTGACTTCAACGGTGCCTTCGTCTTCGTCTGTTGCACGCAGCCATTTGCGCAGGCCATTGAACCGGCCATCATCAACCAGTTCCCAATCGCTCACTTGGCCAGCCCCCGCGCAATCAGTTGTTCCTTTGCCGCGTCATCAGCCGGTGCAAAGGTCGCTCCGGGATTGAGAAAGCCGCCCTTGCCATCTGCAATGGTGTCTGCCTTAATCACGGTCAGCAGGCCGCTGGTTTCAGCGGTTTCCTTCTTCGGTCGTGCCATGATAGCCCCCAAAGAAAAGGGGCCGCCCCGAAGGACAGCCCCCATTCAGTTAATCGTTAAACCGATCAGCTCAGGTCGCGGATTGCAGCCGAAGCCTTTTCGTTGCGCGCACGCAGCGCCCATTCGCGGCGCATCAGCTTGCGCTTGGACAGGCCGGTCTGGGCAAGGTCTTCGACAACCAGGCCGTCCAGGTCGGCAATATCCCAGTATTCCGGGTCCACGATAAGCGCGTCACGGGTCGAGCAGAAGCGCGACGGAACGAACTGGATTTCACCAAAGTCCGAAACATAGAAGTCCGCACCGGCAACGATGGTCAGGCGCTTGTCGCCGGTATCACGGCGGTTCAGAGCCAGACCAGCGAAAGCGGCCATTGCCTGCTTCTGCGCACCGGAGACGATAACCGCCTTCGGATTGCCGCCCTGCGTCCATGCCGACTGAAGAACGCTCTTCAGCATGGCTTCCGTGATGGCGCGCTGGGTGCCGTTGGTGGCAGCCGAAACCAGACCGTTCGAGAAACCGCCGTTAGCACCGGAAGCGCCAAGCGAGGTGTTGGTCTTGATCCACGCCAGAGCGCCAGCGGTTTCACCGGCCACCGAAGAGGTCGGCGCGACCGAGGCGAAGTTGCCCGAAGCGCGCTTTTCAATGTCGGTGTTCAGTTCGCGGCCCGACTTCATCAGTTCGCGGGCCAGTTCCGACTTGCGGCCAGCCTTGTTCACAGCTTCCACGGTGGTCGAAACGCCGACAACCTTGGTGGAAATCTGCGTGTAGGTACCAACGCGGGTGGTGTTGGCGCGGTTGGCGTTGGCAACGTCATCGCCCTGCACGTTCTTGTTGTCAGCGTTGGCAGCGGCGAGGCTGTCAGTCTGCCATTCGGTGTAGGTGCTGGTAGCGGTGCCACGACCAATCATGCCGGTGAACGGGCAATCATCGGGAAAAAGCTGGAAAATCTTGTCTGCGAGGTCTTCGCGGACACCAACGCGGGACACCGCCTGAACGGTGTTGCTAGGTACTGCCATGATAAAAAATCCTTCTAAGGGAAACCGGCGTCATCACGACGCGGGACCGAGGTTAGGTTGCGAGGTCAGAGACTAATCCCTGCGGCCTCAAGAAACTCAGCATAATCAGCGCCGGACTTGGACTGCCGAGCGCGGTTAAATGCTGCCGCCGCCTTATCTGCCTTCGATGCGCTACGGGGCGCTGCCGTTCCCGGCGTTGCCACGCGGGGCAAGTTCTTTGCCGCACGCACCTTGTTCATTTTAGACGACTGAAAAGCGTCCCATTTCGCTGCCTTGGCACGCCATTCGCTCGCCTTCTTCAGCGCCAGCATTTCAGATGCAGACGAGTTGGACAGGTTTTCCGGGTTAAAGCCAAGGTCAGCCCCGACTTCCACCAGGTTGTTCCAAAGGTCTGCCTGCTTGGCGGGGTCCAGAATTTCCGGCCATTCAGACTTCAACAAAGCCTGTTCGGCTTCGATGCTCTGCTGCATGACCTGTTGCTGGACTTGCTGCGCCTGTCCGCGTGCTTGGCCAGCCTGCTGCATGAGGGCTTCATACTGGGCAGACATTTGCTCATAGAGCGCGGTTTGCTGGGCATATGCAGCCGGATCAGTCGCCAGAAGCGCATAATCCGGTTTCACGGGCTGGAACGCCTGTGCGTAGACTTCCAGTTCAGCCGCGTACTGCTGCTGGATCGCAGCAAGCTGGGCTTGGGCAACCTGGGTCGCGGAACGCGTGGCCTCTGCTGCCTCTGTAGTCTTTTGGCGCACCTGTTCGTTGCGCTGGGCTTCCGTTTCGGCCCAAACCTTCTGTAGTTCAGGCGGAAGCTGCTCGAATGCGGCGCGCTGTTCCTTGTTGAGCGAGACAGGCGGCTTGATGGCCTCTTGCGGTTCATCCGCGCTGTCTTCCTCGCCTTCATCTTCCTCTTCCGGTTCATCACCTTCAGATTCGTCTTCCGGCTCTAGTTCCTCGTCATCTTCGGACGGGGCTTCTTCTTCCGGCTCCTCACCAGCGAGTTTAAGAATTTCGTCAAGCGGGTTTGCCGGTATGGCTTCCTGCTCGACGGTTGCGTTGTCCTGCTGGACCGTCATAGCTTGGCCTTTGTGCTACTGTCTCACGACGTTGCGTTCCCGGTAAGTCCGGGGCCTATCTGCCCTGCTGGGCAAATTCCTTAAAAATAGCGGCGCGATGCGGCAGGAATGGACTGCATCTTGGTCGTGTAGTCCTTCGCCGCCTGGGCTACGTCTGCACCGCTGATGATGGCGCGCACCATGCCTTCAAATTCCTTGCTGACCCGGTGGGCCATTGCCAGAACCCGAAGCTGCTCCGTGTTTGCCGGATCGACGGCGGCGAGGCGTTCCAGATAGGTGGACTGAATTTCCACCAGCATATCTTTCAGCCCGCCCTCTTCGTTCCAGAAGGCTTCCCAGCGGCGACCGCGCTGAATGGGGTCTTGGCTCACGATGCAAGGCTCCCACCCGGACGGTTACGGCCAATCATCGCAGCGATGCCCTTCTGCCGCGCCATGTCCATTTCCATGTCCTGCCGCCGCAGTTCAAGCTGCGCTTCCAGTTCCGCCTTGGTCTGCGCCAGTTCCGCATTCATCTGTGCGGTCTGCGCCTTAATCATGGCATTGGTCTGGTCAGCTTGGGCCTTGCGGTTGAGGTCGGCGCTTCGAAGCTGAAGTTCCGCCTGCTTGGCCTGCGCCTTCTGCTGCGCCTCAATCATCTTCGGATCGGGCTGCTGCTCTTGTGGCTGGAAGTCATCGGCTTCCGGGTCTTGCCAGTAGTCGTTCGGGTTGCCCAGCGATGCGTCCCTGATCCAGCCAAACATATTGTTGGACAGGTGCTTTGGCGTAATCATGCCTGCCTGAAGCGCAAGCTGCTGGAACTGCAAAAGCTGCGAACGGTAGGCAAGGCGCTGGTCCTTGCGGCCCGAACCCAAACCAACGCGAATGGAAACGTCCATTTCGCTGGACCAGTTCTTTGGATCGACGGTCTTGTAACCGCCTTCAACGCGCACCGCCAAAGGATCGCCTGCCGCAATCATCAGCCGCAGCTTCTTCATGAACAGGCGGGCCATCGCTTCGGCAAAGTTGCGGGCGATAAACTCTTCAAACTGCTGCCCCTGCGCCTGCATCAGTGCGGTGCCGGTAGCGGTCTTGTTTAGCGCGTCAGCGTCAAGCCCTTGGTTCAGGCGCGTGATGCCGGTGCGGCTTTCCTGTTCCCCCGCAAGATACTGAAGCATCGCCATGCCGCGACTTACATCAAACGGCTCGTTCAGCGGCTGCGGTGCGCCCCCTGCCCCGCGTCCACGGACAATCCCACCAGGGCGAACCGTCAACAGGTCATCAATGGTGTTTTCGTTCTGGCATTCGTCAGGAAGCCAAAGGCGCGGGTTGTTGGTCTGGTAAATCCCGTCAAGCGTCTGGCGCAGCACGACCGAACGGATGCGCTGAATGTCCATAACCTTGTCGGCCAACGAATTGCCGACCATGCGGTGAGCGCGCGGGAAAGGCGTGAACACCACGAACGGGTTTTCTTCCACTTCCTGAATGGAAAGAATTTCGCCTTCCACGCGGAACACTTGAAGCAGTTCCGCCACGCCATCGCCGTTCAGGTCAATGTTCAGGTATTCTTCGCGCAGCCACACCTTTTCCAAGCCCGGAACCGGCGTGTCAGGAATAAGTCCTTCGTCCTGCCAACGGGTTGAATGGCGAATGTCATAACTGATCTGAGCAAAGGACAGGGGCAGATTTTCCACCTGATCCCGGTCAAAGCCCATTTCGATCAGTTCGGATTTGGTCTTCAGAACCTTGTGGCACTTGTAGCCGATCTGGTCCACATCGCGCATCCGAGCCGAGAACAGAAACTCTTCGGACGGAACCGCAATGTCTTCGTACCGCGTGTACGGGCGCACCGTTTCCACATCGACGATGTAGCTGCCGGTTTCTTCGTCCGGGGTGGCGGCAAGCACCTGAACCCCCGGTTCGTCCATCAGGGCAACCAGCACATCTTCCGAAACGTCCGCAAGGCGTTCACGGTGGCGCTTGGTTTCCTTGATTGCGCGCGTCTTAATAACGCCTATCTTTTCAATCA